GCTTGACGCAGCCTTTCTCCCAGCTCCAGCCTCACCTTCAGCCATCGCTTGCTGAATCGCCAAGGCAGTCTTTTCACCTTCAAGTTCTCGAACCGCATTGACGGCCACCATTCTCTGCAAAGCTGGATGAGCCATTAGCGATTCGGCATATTGCCGATTGATTTCCTTCTTTGGATTCTTAACATTGTGGTAGTCCTTCAACTCGGTATAGTGTGAGATGCTACCGCCCTGTCTTAGCCTCTGCCCAGCCAATGCCCTATTAGCCCTAGCTTCTGCTGTAGTCGGGTCAAATTCAACCTTTACCCGATATGCGCCCTCACAGTCTTCAGGCGATAGTTTAATGACCTTATCTTCACCCCAGACCGGCACCGTCTCCTTGGCCACATCGCGGATAAGAACTCTAACCTGTTCCAAGGCTCTTGAAAACAGAGTTTGCAGATTTTGTAATGGCAGGCCAAACTGAAGCCTGGCTTCGCCAATCATTAAAGCCATCGGGTATCCAGCCTCTACTCCCCGCGGAGCTTCCCCTCTGACAACCCCTGGCTGCTCTTTACCCAGCAAAGCCTCGGTTGCGCCTATGGCTGCCATAATACCGGCGGGAAGATTTGGCGCAGCCCAGACAACCTTAGCTCCTTCCCCTTCCGTTTCGCCTCTGAAGGTTATCATGCCTGGATGCGGTACTAGCTTTTTGCCGCCTTCCGGGTAATCCTCTCTGCTTCCGGGAAGTTCAATTATCGGCATTGAGGCAAATGCGGTCGCTTTATCAAGGTAAGCGTAATACCGGCACTGCTGCTCAATAATCTCTTCAGCGTGTCTTATCAAGCTAACCGCCTTGCTTTCAGGCGTGTTCTCCTCATCTGGATGACCATACCCCGAATAGACATGAGAGTATGGCACAATCTTATAGGGGTTGTCTGGAATTTCACCTTCAAGCAAAGGGTCGTTAGCAGCCAAGAAACAAACCTGAGCAGGAGACCAGTATTCAACCAGTCTTACCTTTGCCGTATCACTAGCTCCAGACTTCCATTTAGGCCAGATTCGCCTTACCTGCCCTGCCTGAAGATTATAGACCTCAATCATATCCGCAGGGTGACAATCAATATGATCCGGGTGAGGATAGCAATTCATCGGGTCAGGACACATCATCCTTAAAGGCATCCTCTCCAGCATTGCCATCTCTCGGTCATCGCCTTTCGCCGTGGTGCCGATTATGTCCTCATCCCACACCGTCTTTATATAAGCCTCGCCTCTAACGCCCAAGTCCTTTGAAGACTTCTGGAGAATATTCTCTAATTGCTGCATATACCAGATTAGAAGCCAGGTGTAGTAGTCCTGCTGATTTATGGCTCTTTGCCTATATGGGTTTTTATCATTGAAGGGGATTACCTCTATCACAGGCTTGGAGAGCGGTAGGTGGCTGACGAAGGTATCCACCATCTGCCTTGCCGTTGGCAACTTTATCTTCTTGAAAATATCATGTATCTTGACCTCGTATTTCAGGTCATAGAAGCGCTGGTCTTTCCTTTGCTTATCACGGAGGGTTCGGAAATCACCTATCCTAGTTCCAATCCCCTTCTCCGCTGACATTTTCCTTACATCAGTAAGCGTTATAGCCATTGGTTACTCCTTCTAAAAGTCCACATAGGAAATTGACCTCTTCTTCGGCGCGGCACCAAGCCCAAACCGAGAGACCACTGCGTAAATCAATGCCTTTGCCGAGTCGCAGTTTTTCTCATCAGGCTCTTCGCTGAGGATATTGCCCCTCTTGTCCATCTGCATCTTCCAAGCACCCCGGCCTTCCATCGGCGATTTGCAACCACCGAGTTCGCTGATAAGACCCCGGCACTTGGCATCAATATGAATCGGCACATCCCCCGTTATCGGGTTGGGGATTAAGAATGTCCTCAGCCTGTTTACCCCGTCCCTGATTGGCTTTATGCGCCTAGTATCCAGCTTTAGCCCGGTCTCCTGTACCCAGATGTCATAGACTGGCTTCTGGCCATGGTGTTGCTTCGTCCCTATATCAATAGCCCCGCCAGTAACTTGCTGATAATGAGGTTTCTGCTTCAAGGCCAAGCAGATTTGCTCTGTCGTCCTGTGGTGTTCGTAGATTTCGTCCACGACATAAATCTGGTCGCCGATAAACTGAATCAAAAGCACTGCGTAGACGCTGGGGTAATATCCCTCATCAATTCCAAGGAATATCGGCTCACCCTTATCTATGGGGAAATGACCGGTATGGAGAGTAGCCCTGAACTCTGGTAGCACTAGGGCTCTGGGCTTGGGTATCTCCCCGCCAAACCGCTGAAGGTATAGCTCTCTACCCAGCACTTGTTCCTGATGCTGAAGTTTCGGGTCTTTCTCACCGCCCGGGAATATCGCGGTATTCGCCCACGAAGGCAGGGCATAGGAAGTACCGCCATCGGCATTGCCGTCAATCTTATACTCTTTGCACTTTTCGGCAAACCAGTCAGTACCCTCAAGGAGTTCAAGAGTTCCAGAGCCGAACAGCCAGCCATCTTTTTCAGCCAGCCTCTCTACCGCCCTGGTGAAAATATCATAAGAGAGCTGTCCGGCCTCGCATAGAATTATTCCATCAGGTGCCTTGGCGGCAATCTTCTCAGGATACTTGGCCGATTTGGTCTCGAATACAATATCAGGAGCAATCTCAAGAACGCACTGGTCACGGCTAGGAAACTGGCAGTGCTTGACCATACCCAGCTTTTCAAAGTTCCTTACCAAGTAGCCGAACTCAGGCCGGCACATCTCATAATCAAGCCCTAAAAGCCAGTATAGCTTCCCCAGCCAGTATTGACTAGACAACCTATCAGCACTTATTTCACTCTTGCCAGACCTGACACCACCGGTGACCAGTATTGTCTTATGCTCATCAAAGAGTATCGGTTCTTGAAGGTCAGTCGGCTTAAAGCCTATCTCATCAAGGAGCAGTTTCCTCTGCTCCCTGGTCGGTAACAGCATCTTTAACTACCTCGTCTTCTTTTTCATCGTGACCGTTTCCTTTGTCTTTTTGGCTTGCTATCTCAAGCAGCCGTCTGCTCAGTTCCTCAGCTTTCTTCTCGGGTCCAGCCAGCATCTTGTCGGTAACAATCCCATCCACCTTCATCCTCTCCGCCTCAACTTCCTTCACAAGCCTCAGCGCAGAAACTCTGGCACCGTGCCTGACATCAGCATCATCCACAAAGCCCCAAGCCCTATTGCTTATCATATCAAGGCGTGCCCGTACCTTATTGCGGTAATATTCAATCGTCTTGAGGGTCTTGGGCTGAAACTGGAACCTGATAATTTTCAGGTCAGCCGATACCTGCTTCGGGCTATAGCCTGTCTTCTTAACTATCTCCTCTTTGGTATTACCCCTCAGCCAGAGTTCGGTTACTTTGTGCAGTCTCTCAGCGGGTATTTCCTTCTCAGCCATCACACAACTTCCCGGTATAACTTTCCCGCAACTTTGACCATAAGAGGCTTTCTGAGTGGATTCTGTGTTGGTGGACGTATGGAGAAGTATTGCTCAACCGTCATAATGACGCAGTTATCTTCGCCATCGCAGGTTAAAACGATTGGCTCGGTCAGCAATGTCTTTCCTTGTTCAGCAGTGAGTATTCGAGAAAATTCATTGCGGGAGAATCTCTTCAATCCACCAGTGCCCCTCTCGGCCACTGCAAACCTCTTTAGAACCCCCCGAACCAGTCCCTCTTTACTTAAAGCCAATTTCTGCCTCCTTTATTTCTTTGGAACTTTAGCTGCCCCAGCTCTACTACGAGCCATATTTATACAAGCTGCTTCTATCCTGTCGTCAGACCAATCCGGGTGAGCATCGTGCATCTCTGATATGCAGGCACTTATAGCCTTCTGGATTGCTCCCTTTGAACTTCTACGATTTAGTCTCTCTATTTGAGCTATTGGCATTTCTAGCCCCCTTCTAAGTATTCCCCTGCCATTTGCCGTTATTCGGCTTCTGATATTCAATGGCCATTTCTATAATAGCCATCGCTCCTTTTGCTGAGAAACCCCTCTTGATAAGATTCATATAAGCTCCAGCCCAATTCTCGTAACCGCCAACCGCGACTTTCATCTTCTACCCCTTTGTATTGAATATGGCTGGGGAGATTCGCAGTAGGTTCAACCACTTCTGATTTCCCCCCTGTCTTCTCTCCCAAGTGTTTCTCCCTCCGCAGTAGTGCCAATCTATAGCAATTCTGTTTTATGGGAGCACAGCACTGCCGTTTGCCCTCACAGAATTAGCCTAGGCAGTAGGCTCATCGCCTACCCGACAGCCACCTTAGCCCTGCGTAGCAACTTATTCAGTCACAGCCATATTCTTAATTTCTATATAATTGCCCCGATTATCATTAAAGCGATGCCGCAAGCAATCCTGACCAGCCTAACCCAGTGGTCTCTTTTGAATGTCTGCTTCTTACTACCCTCGTAACTCGGTGCGTTCAGGTAAAGCGTCCAACTGTATATGCCATCAGAGAATACCCAACAACCAATGATACCAACACAATAACCCATCATACCTCTATCGTTACCTCATTCTCATCAGGCTCAATGTGGACTATGGGGCAACCTATCCTGCTAGGCTTATATCCTTTCTTCTCGCCGTAAGTAGGATTGAGCTGTTCCTCACCTTTCGGCTGAGGGTATGTCTTGAGCCAGGAGCCCGTAATAGCGGCGATTAACTGCCTAGACTTAACCCTACCCAATCTGCTACAAGTCAATCTATTCGGGGTATGAATCATTATGTCGTGGAGATGACCCATAAAGTAAATGTCAGCCTGAACATCGTTGACAAGCCTCATCAGCCGCATCAGCCTTGCTCCTTCGGTCTGTGCTGACCCAGCACCGTGCCAGCAATGAAATATGAACTGGTGGGCAGTTGTCTTTGCCCTCTCGAAGTTGACCACCAGAAAATAAGCATAGCCAGCGTAGGGAACATTGAGGTCTTTGCAGACATTACGGGCAATATCGTTGTCGTGCTTCATATGGATGTCTTCTTCGTGGTTGCCAGTCCCCAAACAGAGTAGTTTACCCTCTTCCACAAGGGGCTTAAAAAGGTCAACTGTCCAATTCCTCTGGCTCTCCACGATATTTGACTTCTCTACCCACGGAGCCAGTCCATCAATATTAAATCTGCCGTCATTTTTGGTTATGCAGTCGTTATAATCGCCCATCCCCAAAGCGTAGGCGTTCTTCCTGTTGGCACACTCCAGAATCTTCGCCCGAATTGCTTTCTCAACACATTCAATCGCCCCGCCGTGTATATCCCCGAATGGGTAGAAGTGGAAAACATCAGGCCTGCGATATTTAATTGTAACCTGTATTACCTCGATTTTAACCCCCTTACCCCGCTGGGTGTCTCACGAAGAACCCATCTTGACACAAGCGGCACCAGTACCATGCCCCCGAATGTACCTTGCCACTCCTCTTGCTATTGCAAAGATGCTTCGGACACCGCTGGAACTTCGGCATATCGGGCAGTTCTGGCCTCAAGCGGTATGTCCCCCAAGCCCACGCGCCCCACCTCTTGAAATACTTGAGCGTACGCCTCTTTATCCAGTCTGGCGACCGGAACCATAAAGCCGTGAGGAAGAACCAAACCCGGCGCAACAGCCGCCTAATCTTCTCCACCCTCAACCACCCCAGCCCTTTTCTCAAGAGCACTTAACCTAGCCGAAGCCACCCAGAGAGCTTCACGATTCCTTAAACCCTTTAGCGACTGCAGGACTCCACCCATGGCAATGACTGAGGGCTTTACCGCCTTTGGCGTTTTAGTTGATGGCTTGAGCCCTATTTTTTCCAGGACTTCCTCCGGTAGGTC